ATGAGCGATCCGCTGGGATCATTTCAACTGGCACAATCTTCATAATCGTGCGGTTGCCTTGGTAATCCCGCCAAACGGCTGGATCGATGTCTTTCTGCACCAGATATTCTATGGCTTCTTCTTCGCTCATAGCACCGATAGGCTCAGCATATGGATGCTCTTTAGGCTCACCATCTGGCACCAGACGATCACGCTGGTAAGTCTCAATGGGCGGCAATACGTTGCCAGCCAGTGCCGCAGCCATGAAGTTAGGATCAGGCACAAGCACCTTGGCTGGTTCATCTGGTGTGGCAGGATCTTCAAACAGCACACGATACTTAGACTGCACTGGTGCAAGGCGTGACTTAGCTTCTAGTAGGCGTTCCCATAGATGCTGCGGAGCAACTTGTTGCGACTTTACGGTCATGCTAAGTCTCCGTGAAATACGCCACTGCGTGGCTGATCAGATACACTGCCACTTGATGTATAAATATACTCTGTAACAACCGTTGAGCTTTTGGAATGAAAACCTGCCATACGGCTTTCATCATTTCCAGTTCCATCGTCATGTGCACCAGTACAGGCATAACTGATACTGCTAAAACTGTTTGTCCAAGCCAGCCTTGTTAGTCCCGTAGAAACATCTGTAACACTGCTGACATTAAAACTGTTGTAATCTGTACCATCATGACTGTGCCAAGACCAAGCCTTCGCAGACCCATTAACCACATAGCTGGTGCCGACTGTTGTTGTGCCATCGGTGATGTTGGAAACGTTTATCGTACTCATGCTAAGTCTCCATTAACCTGATACATAACATAATTTAGATCGATTTTTGAGTTGGTATCCGTGTTGAAACAGGTGAGTTCAACATCGTTAGTGTTGTCAAACATAACAGAGCAGGCCCTGTTGAACTGACCTAAGCCAGCATTTCCCTCTGCTACAGCAGATGCGTTAATGCTTGCTAGATCATTAAGCAGGGAAACTTCATACCTTCCCGTTCCTGCGTCAACAATGCTCGCTGCATTGGCACTGTCTCTAATGCTAACAGTACCTACTCCATTAACATTAGCCCAAGCCGCCGCAACCCCTGACACCGCACGACTAGCTGTTTCACCCGTGGCTTTGATGTTTGTGACCGTTAGAGTACTCATGCTAGGTCTCCGTGAACTACGCCAAATATCTCTTGTGTATCAGCAAGAGTAAAACTTGTGTTTCCCCAAATAGTGTAAAAGATCGAGGCAGTGTTGGCAGTGCTTGTTCTTGCGTCACCAAAGCTGATACTTGTGACGCTTGTTGTAAACTGCTGATCTGCGCTCATAGCATTAGCCATTGTGGAGTACCAAATACCAGCTTGCGCCTCTGTTACACTGCTAACATTAAAACTGTTGTATATAGCTGGTGTCACACCATCAATAGAAGCCCAAGCCTTCGCAGCACTCTGCTTCGTCAGCGCAATCGGCCCAGTGCCAGCCGCATCACTTATTGTCGTTGCTCGTATCTCAGACAATGCTCAAATTCCCCCCTGATGTGACGGTGATAGTAACGCCAGATGCCACGGCCAAGGGGCCAGTAGCTACAGCATTCTCTGTCGCGTCGATGGTTACATTTGTGTTGAGGGTTTGCTCAGACACACGAAAGATATCACCAGCCGCAGCCGCAGGGCCAAGCGTACCGCGCTCGCCCTTGTATCTACCCCCGCCGACCGCAGTCGCAAGGTCAACCGCCGTAAACATCAGCACATCGATGATGTCGCCCGTGGAAGCGCCAGATGTCAGCACAACGTCAGATCCGTTGGTAGCCGTGAAATCGGTGCCATCGACCAGCCTGACGCCGTTCATATAGATATCCACAAAGCCCGCCGTGTAGCCCGCCGTAGCAAAGCTGGTCTGCCCAGATGTGGCCGTGAACGTCTGCCGCGTTTGCGTGGCCTGTGGGACTGGAGCGTTGCCGATATAGCCTGACATTAGGGTGTCTCCTGTGCTGCCCAAGGTAATCCATCTGAAATTTCTGTGTCAGCATTGCTGGCGCTAGGATACGCGGGGTTCTCTATTTCGTCCAGTTGACCAGATGCAGAAAGAGCATTCCTGACCCAATCTATGCAACCTTGTTCAGTCAAATCATCATATTCTGTGTATGAAGAAAAGTCTGACAGGCCCAAGCAAACGGACGATTGGTGCAAAACAATTCCATCATTATCGATGTATTCTGCGTCAATCTGCTGGACAACATTTTGCTTTGTAATCTCTGCTTCATCTGTTGCAGATGATGCTTTCTTTAAGCTTTTTATTCTCCATGAGGGCATATTCGTTTTCCTTTTTTAAGAGCCCAGTAAGGTGATGCCGAATGAAACCGCTATGCCCAGCCTATTCCAGAAATAGATATTTCCATTGTTAGAAACTACGACACTGAAGTAACCGTTAGTAACATTGGAAATTGTTGGTACCCCTGAAAACTCGCCAAGCACTACATTGCCGCTACCAGCCCCCATTTGAGTAGCATAGGTATTAGCAGACGTGCGATATGACACAATCCCATGAATATAATCATAGTTATCATTTCGCCCATTAAACATAACAATGCCGATAGAGTTCACTGGGTCTAAAACATATACGCTGTCATCACTAAGCGTTGCCACATTTGTGTATGAAAACTGGCCTCCAGTAATTTTACCGCCCATGCTGATATTACCAGACAGGTAAAGGTCTTTGAAGCGACTAGACGTTTTGCCCAAATCAATGGCGTTATCTCTGTTAGCATTTCCCGTTATAGTACTTGGTACAAAAGAATCCTCACCATCACTAAATCGCATACCAGTATCACCAGTACCAATCATTAAATCGCTACTATTAACCCCAATACTCCCCACAGAACTTCCTGATTTCTGCAGATCGATAATCGTTCCGTCTGAGGTGGCACGATCCACAGTCAAAACAGTTGAGCCATCGTTGTCTACGGTTAGGCCGCCACCTACATCCAGCGCACCGCCAATGTCAGCATCGCCGCCAACAGTCGCAGCCGTGGTGCTTAATAAAACCGCCTTGGTTCCAACATAACCCGCCATTAGGTTTGCTCCAGTACGCTTACAATTACATCCGCTGAACTGGCTGTATCTGAGGTGACAACCACTGTGTCAGTTGCTTCCAGAATGATCTTACCGTCCAAGACACCCAAAGCTGAGTTGGCGGGGATCGGAGCGCCTTTGACCAAGTAGACACCGGCCACTTGTACATCTACAGCAATCTGGCTGGTTGTGCGGTTTGCTAGGTTGCAGCCCATCATAATTGATGTGGTTGAGGCGGGAACTGTATATACGGTTGTAGCCCCCGTTCCGACTGAAGCAGAGGTGTAATTTTTAAACGTGTTTGCCATTTTCTATCCTAGCGCAATATTGAGATCAAAAAGGTTGTCAGCGTCCTCAACGGTAAACCCGATAAACACGATCCCATCGCCGGTAAGGTTAATCGCGGCATCGCTGTTGCTGCTCTCAATCACATTGCGGGTAAGGGTTGTGCCAGAAGCCGTATATACGCCCGTGCCGATTTCCCAGTTATTGCCATCTTCGAGGACATAGCGAACAACGTCACCGTCAGACACGCCAGACGCAGCAAATGTCTGATAGCCATCCTCTGCTGCGCCAAGGGTAATGGTGCCGGTGCCAGTCGTGCTGGTTGCCACCTTTGCTCTGTTCTTTAGAACAACCATTTCTAAATCTTATGACGGATCTGGAATACGGATGTCAGATGCAGTCAGCGAAAATGTGTTGCCAGATGTTACAGCCTGAGAGGCTGACAAAGCGCCCGTAGCAAGAAGCCGACTATTTGTCGTATCGCTAATCGCAAAATGCGTTGCAGTGCCGGTGCCGGTAACAGATGCGCCAGTGATAGCTGACAAAGTAACCTTACGCCCGTTTGGCGAAGCATTGGCTGGAGCCGAAATGCTTATGCTGGTTGTGTTGCCAAGCGTAGTAGAGCTTGTCGCTGCCGAATATGTGGTTGGCTCTGATGAGCATATATCAACTCTATTCGCTTCGGTGTCCAAAACGGTCAAACCGTTATCTAGTACCCTATCGTTTAACGTTGCCATTTTAATAACTCCTAGCTTTCATCTTTAATCCAACGCCGCCATATTTTGCGCTTTCACTGTCTGAATTTATACCACTAATAGCATTATTCAGCAATGACGCCCAAACCTGTATGCGGCTATCGTCTGCAAGGTAAGGCGCGCTGTGAACCAATGCGCCATATAAATACGCATCGGGGTAATAAGTCAAAAGCCAATTAGTGGCGTTGCTGTCGCTTAACGCGGTTGGCTTTCCATAATAGACCATTTCAAGCGTTAGCGTGTCAGAGTTTGGATTCGGATACACCTCTATCGAGCCGTCGGTAATCGCGTAAAAGCGCGGCGTGCCGCTGGTGTTTTGGCCGAGCTGGCGCTGCTCCATCATCTGCGACTGGCTGATTGGCTCCAAGCGGCTGGTATTGCCGCTCAACATGCTTAGCCTGATCGGCTCCAAGAAGTCAGCCGGCGGAGATGTGTACTGGCTATCAATAACAGCGGTAGAGCGCTTTTCCATACGCCAGTGCCGTATCTTGCGGTTGAAATCAGCCTCGGCCAGCGAAATAAATGTCGGAATGGCGCTCGTCAAATCGGTGCGGTTTAAGAAGTCCGCCACGCTCGTTTTAAGCTCCGCATATGTTGTCAGTGCCATCTGCTATCCTTAAAGCGTTCCGGCTCTTGTCCGAAAAACGCGGTTATCTCTGTCGTTCAGCCATTTCTTCAGACGCTTAGGGTCATCCACAATGCCTTGGCTCTTGAGCTGATAATACACTGAAAGCGGGATCGACGCCACCTTCGGCATGTCGCCAAACTTGCCGTCAACGTTATTATAAGCTCGCTTGTTGCTTTCGGCTATATGCTGGGTGTCTTGTACAGTCTCCACCACATATTCGCCTTTGCCGGTGACGTGCCAGTATTTGGTGATACCCGTGTCTACGTCGCGGCTGAATAATCTTTTCATGCTGCCTCCTGTGATAGCGGGGCGACGCCTAAACGCCGCCCCTCCAATCTTATGATACGTTCAGATCGAACACGCCGCCATGCGCCGCTTCGTTTGACACTTTCAAGCCATACTCTGCAAGCATCATGGCTTTGTCAGCGTCACCAGTTTTGGCGAGATCCACTGAGTTGATCGGACGCAGATAGCATACTGATGCATATTCTGGGTCGAGCAACCACGCGTCACGCTCACGCTGGAAGCGGTTTGGCACAACCTGAAGTGTACCAAAATCTGACATATACACGTCAGCAGCACCGATAATTGTGGTCGGGCTGTCGCTTGGCGCCATGTAACGCTGAGCAGCAATACCGGCAAAGCCTGACACAACGGTTTTGTTGTGTGGGCCAACCATCAGGATTGATGGGTTGCCGCCAGACGTAAACGCCTGCTGCATCACGTCCTTGACCATTGCTTCGGTCAAATCGCGCTGCGTGCCGTCGTTACGAGCGTCTGAGCCGTCGTTGGCAGTTGGGTTTGTACCGTCACCAGCTTTGTTGGTGTTGGTCGCAATCCACGCACCCAAGCCAGCAGTCTCGCGAGCTGTAGATGAGTTTCCGGCGGCCCGTGCGTTATTGTCAGTTAAAACTGCTTCGATATCGCGCTTTAACTCGCGGCCCCGCTTAGCCATCTGGTATGCTTTTTCGTCATTTCTTCCGGCCAAATCTTGTGCATTCAAGTTGTCTGCAACAATCAATGTACGACGTGAAATGTGCGTATAGTTACCAATACGAACCGTTGCGGCTGTGCTATCAAATGACGTTACGTCGTCGCCATCAATTACCGCTGTCTTATCGACAGCCGCAAGCGAGTCAGTTTGCCACTCGAAAAACGTGTTTGAAACGCTTTCTGAGCCAACATTACTTTGCAGAGGCACCTCGTCGGGCGAGATATTCGCGATTACATTTGCGAGGTCCTCGCGGATACCTTTGGCGTCAAATGACGTAAAGGTGTTTGCTACTATTGCCATATTTCTTCTCCATTATAGCAAGGCTTTAATTGCAGCCGCTGCATCTTGCACGCGGCCAGACTTCTGTAGGCGCTGTTGCGCTTCCTGCGCGGCAGTCTTCGGCTTTGGCGCTGAACCGCGAGAACCTG